AAAAAATTATTTAAGTAAAATAAAAATAGGAGATGTTAAAGGTTCTCCTTCAGTAGAAAATAAAATTGTAAAAGATATTACAGATATCGCTAAAGGTAAAAAAGTAAAAGCTTCAAGGTCAAAAGCAACAAGAACAAAAAAATTAAAAACAGGTGTAAAAGGTAAAAGAATTAGTACAAGTAAGTTAACTAAACTTCAAAAAGCAGCAACTAAAGGAATAGCAGCAAAAGAAATAAGATTAACTGGTAAGGGAGGCAAAAAATCAAGAACTGGAAAACGACAACTAGACTTAGCAAAAGTACAAATAGCAATCAACCAAAAGCTACCTGCAGAAGTTAGAAGAAACATGGGAAGACCTGCACTTATAAATCAAACAGGAAGGTTTTCAAATAGCGTAAGATTAACAGGATTAAGACAAGCACCTGCAAGTGTTGTAGCGGATTATACTTATCAACTAAATCCGTATGAAACATTTGAAAATAATGGCGTAAGACAATGGCCTACTGGATATAATCCAAAGCCACTTATAAGCAAAAGTATTAGAAACTTAGCAGCAGCATTTATAGACCAAAAATTTACACTTAGGAGGGTTTAATGTCTACTGAGTACAGAACAAAGCGTCGAAAAATAGTAGATGCAATAGTAGATAAAATAAAATTAATAAATGGGCAACACCCCTATAACTCAAATGTGTTTAACAATGTTAAAGGAAGAATGTTGTTTTTAGATGAAATAGAAGAATATCCGAAAGTCTGCATTATAGCAGGAGATGAAGTAAGAGAATATCAGACAGCAGGATTTAAATGGAGATTTTTAAATTTAACAATTAGAGCATACGTTCGAAATGAAGAAGATGCTCAGGAAGAATTAGCAACGCTATTCGAAGATATCGAAAAGATTATCGATGAAAGCGATGCTTTAGTGTACGACACTAGCATAATACCCAATGGTAAGACTACTTCAATGACAGTTGATAGTATCACTACCGATGAAGGAGTAATTTCTCCTTTAGGAATTGGGGAAATGACAGTTACAGTACGATATTAAGAAACGGCGAAGCAGATAAAAATCTAGCTAAGCCCTTTCAATGTGATAGGAGATAAAAATGGCACTTAATCTATCAAGAAATACCAAGGTATACGTCAGTTCAGCAAATGGTGTGGGCGCTACAGGCGGCATCAGAACGGCTACTGTTACTACTGCGGGTTCTGGTCATGCAGTCGGTGATGTTATTACTTTTGCAGCAGGAGATACTTCTGGAAGTGGAATCAATGCAAAAGTTATTGTTTCTGCAGTTGGAGGTTCTGGAGCAGTTTCAGCAGTACATATACCTAACAACTTTAGAGGAAGTGGATTTGCTAATAGTGAAACATTAACTCAAGGAGATGCAAATGATTCTTCAGGTTCAGGAACTGGACTTGTTGTTACAGTAGCATCAGTTGCAGGAACAACTACAGTAGATGGTACTAGAATAGGAACTGGCTTATTTAAAGGTAATGGCACAAACGCCAATACTTTCAGAGTAGGTGTATTAGATGGCTATAGCTTCTCTCAAGGAAGTGATGCAACAGATGTTGTAATCAATGAAGCGGGAGCAACTCCAAACAGAGGACAAAAGAGATTTAATGACTCTTTACCACCTGCAGAATGGTCTTTCTCAACTTATGTAAGACCTTATAAGCATGGTACAAACAGTAGTGGTACAGACGGTACACATAGTATGTGTGAAAACATATTATGGGCAGCTATTGCAGGTAAAGACATTACAGGTGGTGCACTAACTGGAACAAGTGCTGCAGCAGTTACATTAGATTCAACTGATGCAGATGTTAGTTTCGCAAGGTCAGAACACCACGAGTTATTAAAACTCTCAATTTTCTTTGCTTTGGAAAATACAACTTACAGACTAAATGAATGTCAAGTAAACCAAGCAGAAATTGACTTTTCCATTGATGGAATAGCAACAATTGCATGGTCTGGTAATTCAACTACTATTGACCAAATTACTACTGCAATAGAAGACCCGAATACAGTATTTAGTACTGCATCAGGAGATAGTGGTGGAGCATATTCAGCTAATGCATCAATTAATAATGCAGAAGCTTTTAATTATGTTGATACTACTGGTCCAGATGACGCAGACTATTTAAGAAACAAATTATCAACGCTAACACTTACAACTGCAGAGCAGGGAAGTGGAGCATCAAGTGGTGGACTAGATTCAAAAACTTATGATATTGCAATCACAGGTGGTTCAATAACTATAGCAAACAACATCACTTATGTAACTCCTGAAACTTTAGGACTTATTGATAAACCAATTGGTTCTTTCTCAGGAGCAAGACAAATTAGTGGAAGCTTAACTATGTACTTAAATACTACAGGTTCAAGTGGTTCTGGTAATGGTTCAAACCAATTACTAGCTGATTTGGCTGGTGCAACTGACTTAGTCAGAAACTCTTTTGATATGAGTTTATTTATGGGAGGAGGTTCTTCTGATACACCAATCGTTGAATTTGACCTTCCAAGAGCACATCTACAGGTTCCAACTATTGAAGTCGCAGACTTGATTTCAGTAGGTGTTGAATTTGCAGCTCATGGCTCAGACATAACAAATGCAGATGAAATGACTGTTAAGTATAAAGGACTCACTGAACACAGTGATAGTACTTATACTACTAATCATACGGTCTAATCATGGCAGTATACAACTTTCGTAGAGAAAGCTCTGTATTCATAGTACACGGCGGGAGTCGCTATTCTATAAGAACGACTCCCGAAGTGTCAATCTCCCAAACATTTGCGGAAGATTCGTACACAGTAAAGACTTTGCACGACCAGACAAAAATGTTTAAAGGGACAACAATAACAAAAGCAAACCCTGCAAATTTTTCGTTTGCTGTTTATCTTACAGAAGAAAAAGATGAAACAATAGTAAAAAGTCTTTTAACAGAATATGATACAAGTTCAGGAGAACAATTAGTAAAAACTTTTGACTTGTATGTTGTAAGTACTGAAAGTGCTTTCAAAATAGAAAACTGTCATATTAAAGATGGAGATTTTGAATTTGAAGTAGAAAGTCCTTTAACTTTAACTGTAAGTGGTAGTGGAGAAAAATTAACAAGAGTAGGCGGTTCAGATTTCACAGTTCCAGGAACTGTAGTATCACCGAGTGCAACATACACTCCCATCACACCAGTTTTAGATGTAGAATTAGGAGGAACTGATGTTCCAAATTTAGTAGGCGCTACACTAGCTGTGCAAAATAATACTAAATTTAAAGGTTATGATACTTTACAAGATAGCCTTTCAGTAACTAACAATACTAATGCAATGTATCCAAATGGGTTCCTTCTAGAAGATAGAGTTGTATCAGGAAATATTACTCAGTTTTTAACTTCAAATAACTCAAGTAGTTTTTTTGATTTTTCAACAAATAGTAATATTACTATTAAAACTTTATTGAATGGAGGAACTTTCTTTCAAGCAGCTTTAACAGGCTGTATGTTTACAAAAAGGATACAAGTAGGAGAAGCTTTTCAAGATGTCATAGACTTTAGATTAACTTCAAGTCCTGCTAACTTAAATACAATTATAACTTATTAACACGGAGAAAACATGGAGTTAAAATCGTTATTGGTAGATACCAAGACAACCTGGGTTGAATTTCCAGGACTTGAAGGCTTTGAAGTTGAACTTGCAAACCTATCAAGAAAAGAATTAGTAAATCTTAGAAAAAGATGTACTACTAACAAGTTCAATAGAAAGACAAGAATGTTTGAGGACAGTCTTGATGAAACTAAATTTGTAGATGAATTTACTAAAGCTACTGTAAAAAATTGGAAAGGATTACAGTTAGGTTACTTAGAAGATTTAGTTTTAGTAGACTTAAAAAATCAAGATAAGGAGGCGGAATTACCCTACGACTTAGACAATGCAAAACTCTTAGTTGAAAATTCGACTGAGTTTGATAATTGGCTAAATGAAGTAGTGTTTGACCTCGAGAATTTTCGTAGCAGAGAGTCTGGACAAACTAAAAAAACAACTGACACTGTATCTGGACAATAAAGATATAGGAATGTCAAAAGACCAGTATCTCATGATGTGTGAGCAAACTGGTCAAGAAGTAGATTGGGAAAAATGTCCTGCAGACTGGGAAGATTTTCCTGAGCGTTTGTGGGATACTGTAGAAATATTTAATAGTTTAGGAGATAGAATATACCCTGATGTTGGGTATGTAGGCAAAGACTATACTAATCTAAAATTATTATTTAAACTAAAACATATACCTAAACATTTAGAAGAAACTATACTTGATTTACTTCTTTATTTAGATGCGAGAAATATCAAAATTTCTCAAGAAAAGCTTAAAGCGGAACACGCAAAGATAAAACAAAAACATGGCAGATAGTAATATTTTAATACAATTAGAGGTTGTTCAAAAAGGCAACAAGCTTTCTGTAGTTGCAAAAGATACAGAAAAGTTATCTAAAAGTACAGATAAAGCCTCTAGGAGTAGTGAAAAATTAGAAAAACAATCGAAGAAAACTTATGGTCGATTTGAACAAGGCACCATAGGTACAGCTAACGCTACAAAAAGCTTTTCTAAATTAAATCAAACAATAGGTGGAGGCGGCTCAGGTGGGGCAGGTGCTCTTGTAGGAGCATATGCAGTACTAGCCGCAAACATCTTTGCTGTTACAGCAGCTTTCGGAGCTTTATCAAGAGCTGCAGCTGTTGAAAAATTAGGTGAAGGTTTAGAAACTTTTAGTAATCAAACTGGTCAATCTTTAGATTTAGTAGCAAGAAAACTGAAAGAAGCAACAGGAAATGCAGTATCACTAGAACAAGCAATGACTACAGCTGCAGTTGCTACAAGTGCTGGTTTTGGAGTTACTGAAATGGAAGGTTTAACTGAAGTTGCTCGAAATGCTTCACTTGCACTTGGTAGAGATATGGGAGATGCACTTGATAGATTGACTCGAGGTGCTATAAAACTAGAACCAGAAATTTTAGATGAATTAGGTATTATGGTTCGTCTTGATGATGCTACAGAAAACTTTGCAGCAACATTAGGTAAAGCAGCAGGAAACTTAACAAGGTTTGAAAGACAACAAGCATTTGTAAATGCTATTATTACAGAGGGTCGAGACAAATTCTCAGCGCTAGCAGAGGTAGACCCTAACCCCTATGACCAACTCTCAGCGGCTTTCGCAGACTTAACTAAAAATATATTAAATTTTATTAATGTACCTCTTAAAGGATTAGTTAGCGCACTATTATCTTCACCAGGATTATTTCTAGGAGCAGTAACTATCTTTTCAGGTGGAATTGTTAAAAGAATGATTCCAGCATTTGGGGATATGGCACAGGGTGCTAAAGACGCAGCTGCAGCTGCAAGAAATTCAATTAAAGGAGCAATTGATGCAGGGGCAGGTGCTCAGCGAGCTATTGCTGAAACAATAAAACCAAATAAAGAAGGACTAAAAACTTTTGATGCTATATTTGGAAAAATGAAACAAGGAAAAGCAACAGCTGATGAATTAAAGAGTGCAAATAGAAGTTTAGGTCAAAAGATTGGACAACTTACTAGAGAACAAAAAGAATTTGAAAAAGTAAATGGAAGAAGCAACAAAGGTTTAGCACGAAGAATAAATTTATTAAAAGATACTCAACAAGAAGTTAGAAATCTACAAAATGTAGAAGTAAGTGCACAAGCTACTCGAGCATTAGAAATTTCTGAAGCTAATTTAACTTTTGCTGATGCACAAATTGATGTTATAGAAGAAGCAGGTCGACAAACCTTTGGATATCAGGATAAACTTAAACAACTTAAAAATGTATTTACAGGAATAAGTTCTGCTTCAAAAACTTACTATGCTGAACTTGTCCGAATTAATTTTGAAACTGGAATTGCAGGTATTAAAAATATGAAACTATCTAAAGTACTAGCTTTTGTACGAACAGCTTTTAAAACCACTGGACTTGCAATTAAAAGCTTTGGACTTATACTACTAAATTCAATACCTATACTTGGACAGGTATTTTTTGCTTTTACTATATTAAAAGATGTTTTTAAATTTTTTGCAAGAGTACTTGGGTTCGTAACAGATGAAAGTGAAGCAGCTAATGCAGCACTAGAGGATTTAGACGGAGTTCTTAATGATATTCCGAAAAAAATGGACGCTCTTGCAGAATCTCAAAAACGAGCAAGTGTTAATACAAAAATTTTAACAGCGGAGTTTAGAGTTCTTGGAGGCTTATTTAAGACTGTAGGCGACCAAGCACTAAAAACACAATCTGCTTTAAATGCAGCAGGACAAGGTCCTGAGAGTGTTAGTCAAATGGGAGCATTTGAGAAAGCTTTTAGAGGGGTTGCTGCTGTTATGACAAACACGCCTTCAAACTTAGCTTTTGCTAAGATAGATGCTGAAGAATTTATTCAAGCAGATGCATTTACTCAATCATTAATAGAACTTGAAAAAAATTCAACTCGAGTATCTGGAGCAATAGAAGACTTAACTGGAGGTAGTTTACGTCAGTTTATTCATAGATTAGGTGATGCAAAACTTTCAGGTGTAGAAATGTCAACAAGAGTTGGTCAGCTTTTTGAAACACTTGAAGCTAGATTTACAGGATTAGCAGAAGCTGTTGATGGAGTATCAACAGGCTTTAAAGAAGCTGAAAAAGAAGTTGGAAAATTTATGCGAAGTACTGAAGAGTCTACAAAGTTTGACCAAGTATTTGCAAATGTAAGTAGTATTCAAAGAGAACTAATCGGAGTAAAAGAACAAGCAGTAGAAGGTCAAGTAGATGTAGCAGTCGCTGTAGCAGAAGCAGTACAAGATATAGGAACAAATGTAAGACTATTACTAGGTCCTGAAGCATTAGCTGCAGGTAAAAAACTAAATGCACAAAAACAAAAATTAAATAAATTAATTGAACAAGGTAAATTATTAACTGGACAAAATTTAAAAGATAATGTACAAGCCATTGCACAACAAAAACAATTAATAAAACAACAACAAATTAAACAAGGTGAGATAGTAGACAAAGAATTACCTGGAGTAGTTGCCATTCTTGATTCATTAAGACAGCAAGAAATTACACAAAAAGCTTTAGCTAAAGATGTTCAACAAAGAGTTAAATTAATAGACAAATTAGGAAAAGGAGAATCACGAGTATTAGCAACTCAAGCTTTAAATAATGTTGTAACTCAAGAAGAAATAAGAGGTAAAAAACTATTATTACAGCTAAATGACGGAGCAATTAAGAGAGCAAAAAGCTTAACTGAGGAAGAATTACGTGCTGACGGAGTTGCTAAGGCAGCATTAGAATTAGAAAAGTCTTTACTACAAGAAATTCAAACTTTAGAAAATAAAATAGCAGATGATACAATAGTAAAAGCTGAAGCAGCTCTTGCAGCAGTAAAAGAACAAGAAAACTTAAATAAGTTAATAAGAGAAGAAGAAAAAATAAGAAATCAAATTAAAAATTTAACTGAGGAAACAAAGGACATCACTTTTAAACAGCAAGGAATAGAAACAGATAAACTTACTGCTAGAACTGCACTACGAAATCTTGAAATAGCACAAGAAAAATTTAAACTTGCTGAAAAAGAAGCAGAGGCTAGAATGGCTATATTAAAAGCAGAAAATGAAGTATTTAAAGCTAATAATAAAATTCAACAAGCACAAACTCAAGCAAAATTAGAAGAATTGAAAGCAGAAAAGAAAGCAAGAGATGCAAATATTGCAAGACAAAAAGAATTAGAAAAACGACAAAAAGCTGCAACAAAACAAATACCAGGGACTATGTTCACGAGTCCGTTTTCACTGACTGATAGAACTTTATTTAGTGTAGAAGAGGAAGAAAGACTTAAAGAATTACAAGAGCAAAATAAAGATATTAATTTAAGTAATATTGATGACCAAATTTCAGCATATGGGACATTATTTACAGCTCTTAAAGAGGGGTATTCAGCAACAGAAGAACAATTCAACCAAACTAATAAGAATAATACAGCAGCAGCACAAAAGAATGCTGCAGAACTGACTAAAGCATATAGCAAATTTTTTGGCGATTTAGGAGAAAACTTATTAACTCAAACTGATGGTGGTGCAATATTAGGAAAAGCGATGACATTGCTTTTTAGCCCTGAGTCGTTTTTGCTTAGATTTGGTGAATTGATGCAAAATATGGAATCGATGCTAGGAGCTAGTTTAATTGTAATAGGAGAAAGATTTGCTCAATTTGGACAACTTATGCACTCAGTATTCGGACCCGAAGGTGCAGGAATTGTTGGTATAAGTCAATTTATGAGTTCAGTTAGTATGGGATTTGGTGAAATAGTAGAAGTATTAGAAACGGTAGAAGCTGCTGGAACAGTGACAGTTAAAAATATTGCTGGAATTATGGGCTCAGTTGCAAATATGTTAGCAGGAGTTGGTGCAGCAATGGACGGGTATAATAAAGCAAGAATTGCCGGAATAGATAGAGAGATAGAAGCTGAAAAGAAAAAAGATGGTAAGTCAAGAGAGTCTTTAATAAAAATTCACAAAATGGAAATGCAAAAAGAAGCAATGGCTCGAAAAAACTTTGAACAACAGAAAAAAATGAATATAGCTCTTACCATTATGAATACTGCAGTAGCAGCTATGGGAGCATTTGCATCTTTATCTGCTATGCCATTAGCAGGACCAGCTGTAGCAGCAGCGGCTGCAGCAGCTATAGCAGCAATTGGTGCGGTACAAGTTGCTATGATTTCAAAACAACAATATTCAGGTTTTGTAGCAGGAGATGCTCCTAGTTTTGCAACTGATGTGGGGGCATTATCTGTAGGAAATAGAACAAATGAAGTAAATGTAGCACAAACTGCAAGTAGAGGAGAACTTTCATACTTACGAGGAGAGGCAGGAAGAGGAGATATAAGCAACTTTAGACCTGCAGCTTCAGGAAGAAGAGGCTATGCAGTTGGTTCTGAAGGAGTAGTTGTAGGAGAAAGAGGTCCAGAAGTAATAACTCCTTCTATGCCTATAGATATAACACCAAATGACCAAATACAACAACAAATGGCAACAAATGTAAACTTTACTATACATGCAGTAGATGCAGCAGGATTAGAACAAACAATACAATCACAAAGAGGAAATATAATAGGAATGATAAGAGAAGCAGCAAATGGATATGGAGAAAGTTTTCTAGAGCAAGTAGACGTTGATACACTTGATTCAACTGGAGGGTCTTACTAATGGCAACTTTTGGAACTTTTGCAAATAGATTACCTGACCCAGCGTTTAACGTAGCGCCAGATGGGTCTACTACTAATGCAGGAGCAGGAGACTTCGGACCGGGTTTTGCGTCCGTTAAATTTACCTCTGAACAGCCAGTCTCTATGACTCGTACTAATAGTGGAAGAGTTATAACTCGTGCAATTGTGGGTCATCATTGGAAAATTGAAATTTCATATCACCCTATGACAAGGGCAGAATTTGAACCAATAAATAATTTTTTAGAGGAAAGAAGAGGCAGATTAAAGCCTTTCTTTGTCGTACTTCCACAGCACGCTTCGCCACAAACTGCAAGTAGCGGAACAATATCCGTTAGTGGAGCGATTGCTTCTGGAGATACAAATTTTTTAGTATCAGGAACTTCGGCTTCAGGAATGAATTTAGAAAGAGGTGATATGATTACGATAAATGATAGTGCAGACTCGAACCATTTAAAAGCATATAAAATAATAAGAGTACATGATTCAAGTAATAAATTATCTTCTGACTCTGCATTAAATACTGCAAGTGAGAGAAGATATTATGTTTCTCCACCTTTTGAAAAAAGTGTAACTTCAGGAAGCACAGTAGTATTTACAAATCCACTTATTCGAGTTATTAATACAAAAGATGTCCTAGAATATAGTTTAGGAACTAATAACTTATACCAATTTTCACTTAGTCTTGAGGAGGCTCAACCCTAATGTCTGTTAAAAAAGATATAAATACCGATATAGAAACCGTATTAATCTCAAATGCTCCATTTGAGTACGCTCACCTTATAAAGTTTGAAAGACCAAATGCGCCTGATAATTTAGGATTTAGAACAAATGCAAATCGATATGCATACTTTACTGATGCTTCAAGAGATATAAGTTTTGATGATGGAAGCACAGACCAAGATGGAAATGCAAATGGAGCACAAATTTATAGAGCAAATAGAATAAAATCACTTGGCTCTTATTCTGAAACAATTCAAGCAAAATCTACAACTATGAATCTGGTTTTAGGAGCAGAACATTTAAATACTTCTGTAAGTATTACAGCTCAGTTTTCAACTAATGGAACTTTTGCTTATCAATCAGGATTTACTACTGAAGTATTTGATTTTGTAGAACAAGGCTTTCGTGAAGGAGATTTAGTATCTATATCAAGAAATAGTGGTACAGTAATAACAGACGGCACTAATTCTACTTCTTCAGCAAAATATATTATCACTGGTTTTTCAAACTCAAATCAAACTTTAACACTAGCAAAGACTGGAAATGATAATTCAACTGGATTTTTTGATATTGGATTTCCAAGTTCCAATATTACCGAAGCATTTACAATTACTTTAGAATCCGATGAACTTAGAGGAGTTTTAGCAATAGAAAGTAATGATTTAGCTTCTCCTACATTTTTTAATAGGGAAGTATTTGTTTATAAAATTTTTATTGACCCAGAAACAGGCGATGTTCATGGAGTAAATGATACAAATTCTATAAACGGCATACTTACATTTAAAGGAATCATAAGTAGTTGTACTCTAAATGAAAAATCAAAAGGTTCAACTGTGAGTTGGGCTTTAACAAGTCATTGGGGAGATTTTAATGAAATAAGAGGAAGAATAACTTCAGACTCTGCTCAAAGAGGATTAAATGCAGAAGAAAAACCAAATCCCCTACAAGCACTAAGACCTGCTCATGCAGCAGACTTAGGATTTTTACATGCAGAAACATCACTTGCAACTCTTGCTGAGTATCAACGAATAGAAAAACGAAGAAACTTTAGAAGTGTATCAAGTCGAGCAGGAGGCTTACGAGGAATATTTGGTGGAAAAAACTATGGAATAGAAGAATACGAAGAAGAAATAGTTCATAATGAAAAAGTAAATTTAGATATAGGAATGAAAGCAGCAAGTATTCCTCTCGTATATGGAGTAAGAAAAATTGAAGGAATACCTGTATTTGCTGATACTGATAAAAACGACGCTCGAAAAATATTCGTAGTTTATGCTTTAGCAGAAGGAGAAATGCATGGAGTATTTAATGCTCATATTGATGATACAAGTATAATTTGTGTTGATGAAACTGATTTTTTAACTAGAAATGCTAACACTGGAACAAATAAAGATGATTCAAAAATGGTATGTTTCGGTAGAATGAGTCGAGGAGATACTCTTGGAGGAGTAGATATTTTTACAGTTAATACAAATTCAACCACCGTAGAGAATGATGATAATCAAAGTTATAAGCCTGACCCCACAGTTGGAGGCTCTCTAAATCAAATAGAGCCACAGATTGACATACCAGTTATTAGTTTAGAAGGAACAACTCCTATAGGATTTGATGGTGGAACTGCAAGTGCTCCAGTAGTAAATACTATTGAATCAAGTGCTTTTGACCAAAGTAACTCTACTGTTGGAAATGCTGATGGACTACAACACAGAGAAAATGTAAACTTTAAAGCTGTTTTTGGAGATGATTTTGACTTTGCCATTAGTTTTATGAGAGGAATAGAAGACCAATCAGCTTTAAGCAAGCTAGTAGCTTTGGCAAAAACTAATGATTTTAAAAGACAATCTGATTTTTATACTGGAAATCTTCCTTACTGGAGTCCTAACCATAGATTATTAGATACTGCATATGTCTTAACTGAATACAACATAAATGAAGAAATGACTGAACTTCCAGAGTTAGAATATACAGTCAAAGGAAAAGTTTATGAAAATTATAATTATGATAATACATATGTGCCTGACCCAGCAACTAGTCAAAATGGGGATACTTTACCAATATATGAAAATGATACTGTAGGGGTAGAAGTTAGTTATAATGGAGGTTCAAGCTATGAAACTGCAAAAACAAGTTCTGGCGGCACTCAATTCAGAGTTATGGATAGATATGAAGTTACGGATAGATTAGGAAATGAATCATACAGATTCAGACTTGATGTTGCTCCATTTTTTAGAGTTGATGGAAGCACTTTAGTAGCTCCAAACGGCAGACCCCTTTATGATAAAATACGAATAAATAAAATAGGAGCAGGTAATTGGACAATGCTACCGTGGAATGCAGGAGTTGTAAGAACTCCAACAGCTTTTCCTGACCAAAGAGTAAATGCAAGTTCACTAAGTTTCTCAAATGATAAACTAACCGTAACAGTAGCTTCACTAGGAAATTTAACAGGTACAAATCAGGTTCAAATGGTTTCACAAACTGCAGGAGATGATATTGGAGGAAACTTAGAAAATTTTAAACATGGAGCATTTACAGTTAGTATCTCAGGAAACACTTTAACTTTTACAAACTCAAGAAACTTTACTGCCTCAATTAGTACTGATACACCTGTTGCCCTTCAAAATTCAAAAATATTTGACTTTAGTTCTGTTTCTGCCATTAGTAGTTTAACAAATGCAAATCAAATAGTAGGTCAATTTTTAAAAATAGAGGAAACTGGAGAGCGTAGAAAGATAACAGCTTTTAATACTTCAACAAATAAAGTAACAATAGAAACTCCTTTTATGTTTGCTCCTTTACCAATTCATACTTTTACAATAACAGGAAGTGGAAGCGATTTACGAGCTGGTAATAATCCTGCTATGCAACTTTTAGATTATATGACTAATCGTATTTATGGTAAAGGATTAGACCTAAATACAGATATGGATTTAAGTAGTTTTATAACTTCTGCACGACTTTGTGATGTACGCTCAGATGTAACTATAAAACTAACAGGGGGTACACCTACTATTGGAAATAGATATGTATTTAATCCTGGAAATGTTACAGGTTGTAATCCTCCTTTTTCAGGTAAAGTAAAAAGTTTTAATTCAACAACTAATTTAGTAACTTTTACAGAGTGTACAGGTAAATTATATCACCTTCATAATAATTATAGAACATATGAAAAGGGAGATGTCATACTTGAGACAAATCCACCGTCTGGAGCAAGCGGTGCTGCAGGATTCTACCAATTTACACAAGCTACTCCAAGCACGCTGACTTCCAGTCCTGCTCAAGAGTTTAATGAAGGTAGTTTTGTAGCACCTTTGAGTGGTGGAGCAAATTTAACTTTAACTGATGGCTCAACAACTTTGACTTTTGATAAAAGTTTCTCAGCTCGATATGAACTATATGATTCTGATTTTATTAAATACTGGAGATACTTAGGCTGGGAACACCATCATCAAAGATGGGTAACTAGACACCAAACAAACTTTCTATTAGATACAAGTAAATCAGTATTTGCAAATGTAAATATGATGTTAGCACACTTTAATGGTTTTCTTTCTTATGAAAAAGGTCAGTATGTATTAGATATAGAAACTCAAGTTTCTGCTCCAGTATCTGCTAATACTTTTAATGGTACTACATACAAAGAAAATATAAATCCTTACTTTATAGAACATTCAGATATTATTGGCGATATTAAACTCACAGATAATTCAAATAAAAATTCTAAGAATGTTGTAAAAGCATCAATACCTGACCCTGCTATACACTTTGAAGGTCGAAGTGTAACATTTCTAAATGACAAATATTTAGAGGGCGATAGAAATGTTAGAAAAACTCAATCGTTAGCATTTAGTGGTATAACTAATTACTTTAATGGAAGAATAAATGCAGAAAAAGCATTGACAGAAACAAGGTATCAAAAAGAAATTTCATTTAGAGTTGGACAAAAAGGATTACTAATAAAACCAGGTCAAGTTTTTGGACTAACTTATGAGCCTTTTGGTTTTGTAAATAAATTATTTAGAATAATAAATTTAAACTTTCAAGCAGATTGCACAGTAACAATAAAAGCAATAGAGTATGATGACTCTCCATATATTATAAGTAAGCAACGAAGAGCTGCGATTTACAGTCAAGACTCAGGAGTAGACTCAACAATAAAAGCTCCTGGAGCTCCAACTAATTTAACTGTATCATCATCTAAACCAGGATTTTTTGCAATATCTTGGACAAATGCTACAAACTTTAAAGAGGTAACTGATAGTACAGAAATTTATGCTTCTACTTCAAATTTAAACAATGCAGTACTAATAGCAACAGTTGATAATGCAACATCGGCAGAATTTTTAATCGGAGAATTTAGTAATAGAAATTTTTGGGTAAGACATAAACGAATACATACTTCTGTTACAAATGGTAGACGAGTTCTTCATAGTGCTTATGCCCCAAATAATACAAGTGGAGTTGCAGGAGTATCAAAATTACTTGACCCTTCTTTTGGATTTGATAGACAAAACCTTACCATAAACTTTGATGGCTCTGCAGCTTTAGACCCGAGCGGTACAGGACAAGACACAACCTTTACAGTTACAAAAAGAAATTTGTCAGGAACACCTACAATACAATTATTAGATGCTGATGGAACAGCAAGAAGTGGAAATGGTGCATTTACTGATGGAAGTGTAAGTATTAATGGAGTTAGTGCAACTATAGATGCAAGTACTTTTGTAAGTACAGATACTCCTAAAATTGTAAAAGCAACTCTAACTGAAGGTGGAGAAACTTTCACAGCAATAGCAACGATAGGAATAATAAAACAAGGAATAGCAGGTACTGCAGGTATACGAACAACAACAGGGGCAGTTTATTTTAGTCTTGATTCAGCTACTAGTCCAGGTGCTGTTGATGCAGATAATAACGCAGTTTTTACTTTTGGAACAGGAGCATTTACAGGACTTGATAGTGGAACTACTTCTTATGGCGCAACTGGTACATGGCAAAAGACTCCACCTGAAGCAGACCCTGGAGATACAACTCCAAAGTATTGGTTAGCTGATTTTACAGCAGTTGAAAACTCAGCTGGAGCAGGTATATCAAGTGGAAGCAATTTAACATTTGGAACTCCTTCAACATTTATTAATTTTACAGATGTTGTAGTCTTTACAGATTTATCAACATCAGGTACAACAACTATAAATGGAGATAATATTACTACTGGTACTATAAAGGCTATAAATTTAGAATCAACAAACTTTGCACAAAATTCAAATACATCTGCTGTTGTAGGCTCAAGAATTAATTTAGCAAATGGACAAATAGACTCAAAACAGTTTAGTATAGATAGTAGTGGAAATGCTACATTTGAAGGAAATGTTACCGCAAATGGAACTATAAATGCAAATGCAATAACAGCTGGAAATCTTAGCGCTACTAGAATTAGTGGGGGTACTTTTAATGGTAGCAATATGACTATGACAAACATAAATGCGGCTTCTATTAGTACTGGTACTTTGCGTGTACAAGATAAATCAGTAGTATCTACTACAGGGTTTGTAGGAACTACTACTCTTCAATTAACTAACCCTGCAACCCAACCTGGATATTTATATTCTACCTCTACTAATACAAACATATGGTTCCAAAGTTTTGGTGCAGCATCACCCTTTCATAGAGATGCTTCGGGGGTGCATTTTAATCAACAAATTACTGATGGTTCTGGTCTTACTTACAGGTTGCCCGCTCTTTTAAGACCAATTGTTCAATTTAATTTTAGACCTGAATTTAGTGGTACCTATAGTTTTATTTTTGGTTTTGAGTTTTTTGGACAGGCAGGACAACATAGAACTTGCGCTTCTGTTACTAGTTTTAGTGAAAATACTTCTTTTTTTGACTCTTCAATCACTAATACTAATCAAAATCAAAGTGATGCTGTAGTAGGAGTTAACGCAGATTTCTTACATACTAGAGCTAGAGAATTCACCTTAACAGCAAATAAATATCATGTTTTTAATACTTTTGCTTTTATGCACGATATTTTTAAATTTGGTACTCAGATTCCAAGTGTTAGAGCCTTTATTAGTTCAACAAATTTTAGGAAAGCGTAATGACAGAAGAACTTAAAAACATTATAATTTATAATAAAACAACTGGAGTTATCATAGGGCAAGGAATGACTTATATACCAAATGAGTTTCCTGAAGGAAAAACTATAAAGGATATGAAATTTTTAGCCTCTGAGGAAGATTTAGTACTTGTAGATGCTTTAATCGACCTTGAAGCATATGATAAAGTACAATTACCTATAACTAACCCTGTAGTTTTTCTTGATAAAGAAGCAAAAGTTGAAACTCCTGAGGATACTTTAGCTATGGTTAGACAAGATAGAGATAGGATACTTCAGTCTACTGATTGGACACAGGCTGCAGATAGTCCTTTATCTGACTCTAAAAAAGCTGAGTGGGCTACTTATAGACAGGCTTTACGTAATTTGCCTGATACATATGATAAAAGTTTAAAACGAATTCAAATAGAGTTTCCGACTCCACCAAGCTAGACGACTAAATCTAAATTTTTCATTTGGATTACATACTTATATCAACCAAAAAACTTTTACCATAAAAATACCAAAGTCCCCTCCCAGACTTAAAAAGTCATACCTATCAAAAATAACATTTGACATTTGGTCAAATTTTTAGTATAATTCTATAATTGGAGAAATATATAAATGTCAGCAGGAATATACAATTTTACATTAAATCAAGGCGCAACATTCAATAGACAGATGACTGTTAAGGAGAATAATTCGCCTCTTAATTTAACAGGGCATACTGCAGCAATGCAGTTAAGAAGTACCTATGACTCATCAACTGTAGCTTTAAGTATGACTGCCGCAGTAATAAATGCTACACAAGGTATTTTAAGTATAAGTGCAACAGCAACAGCTACTGCAGCGTTAGAAGAAGGAATTTATGTGTATGACCTAGAAATAACAACTTCAGCAGGAGTAGTAACAAGATTACTACAAGGACAGGTAACTGTATCACCAGAGGTAACTAGATGATAATAGTAGAGATTCAAGAAGTATCAGGGACTGGTGTAGTTTTAAATGAAACAATCACTACAATCACTACTTCATTGGATTTAATATCTCCTTCTACAACAGCAGAGAACGTAACCGTAGAAGCACATAATACTATTCCACAAGGAACATTAGCAAATGCTTTAGAAGTATTATCAGACCAATTCTTTAGAGGACCAAATACTCCTTCAGGTTCAAATTTAGCAGAAGGAGATTTATGGTATGATACTGATGATGACCAATTAAAAGTTTATAGAGAAACTTCAACAAATAATTTTGAATTCGTTCCACTTGCACAAGCAACTGGAACAATGGACACGCTAGATGGTGGAAACTTCTAGAAGTCAATAAGGAAAAAAGATGGCACAAACAATAAAAATAAAAAGAAGTACGAGTACCGCCGCTCCATCGTCAGCTTTAAGTGCTGGTGAATTAGCGTATTCATTCGATTCAGATAAACTATTTATCGGTAATGGTAGCTCAAATGACATAATCGGTGGTAAAGTATATGTAAATTTGGTTGACCATACTGCTGGTACATTAACAGCAAGTTCAGCTATAGTAGTAGATTCAAACAGCAAAATAGATAATTTATTAGTTGATAACTTACAATTAAATGGAAATGCATTAACTTCTACAAGTGGAGATATAGTATTAACAGCGGCACAAAACTTAGACCTTGATTTAACTGGTGGTACAATAGATACATCAACTCAAGCAACTGAGTTAAAAATTATAGATAATAGTTCAACTTCTCTTGTAATTAAATCAGTAGATAATAATACTTACATGAGTTTTGTAACTACTAACTCTGGAGAAAAGATTACTTTAGGTCAAACACTAGATGGTGGTTCTTCAGAAATTACAGGTACAAACTTTGATATTAATGGTGGAGCAATTGATGGCACTACTATTGGTGGAAGTGCTGCAGGCGCTGCTACCTTTACTAACTTAACAGCTTCAGGAACAATCAACTTCAATGGAGCAGCTATTAGTAATTTAGGTACAGTTACTACTGTAGATATTAATGGTGGTACTATTGACGGAGCAACTATTGGTGGTTCAAGTGCAGGAGCAGGTACATTTACTACAATTAGTGATGGAACTGCTAGTTTATCAAGTGGACAGTTTACTGGTTTAACTTCTATAGTTGTTGATAACTTACAATTAGACGGGTCTACTTTATCTACTACAGGAAGCAATAATAATGTTAATTTAACTCCACATGGAACAGGAACAGTTACTGTACCTGGTGGATATAAAGATAGGGCAGGATTTGGTACTAACTCATTAGCAACAAAAGAATATGTTGATGCAGTTAAACAAGGCTTAGATGTAAAAGATTCTGTAAGAGTAGCTTCAACAGCTAATGCTACAATCGCTAATGCATTAGAAAATAATGATACTTTAGATGGTGTAACTTTAGCAACTGGAGATAGAGTCTTACTTAAAAATCAAACTACAGGGTCAGAGAACGGTATATATGTCGTCCAAGCGAGTGGAGCAGCAGTAAGAGCATCAGACTTCCAAACTGGCGATGTATCGTCTCTGGCTTTTGTATTTGTTGAAGAAGGTACAAGTAATGCTCAAAATGGTTACATTTTAACAAACACAGGAAGTATCACAGTTGGTAGTACAGCACTAACATTTACTCAGTTCTCAGGAGCAGGTCAAATAACTGCTGGAACAGCATTAACTAAATCAGGTAATACTCTAAATGTGGCTGTTGATGATAAAACAATTCAAGTTACTTCAGATGCTTTAAGACTAAAAGGTATTTCTCAAACTGTAAATGGAGATATACTATTTGGAGCAAATGGAGCAGATGGTGGTTACTCAAGACTACCACTCGGAAGCTATGACTCTACTAATAATGTAGGACAAATTCTTCAAGTTGGTTCTTCAAATAACCTTGCTTGGAGTAATACAATTGATGGAGGCACCTTCAGTTAATAATTAATTCCTGCGTATATACGCACAAAGATAGGACACCATAGATATGGCACAAACAGTAAAATTAAAAAGGTCGAATACGGCTGGAACTATACCTACCACTTCTAATTTAGCATTAGGAGAAGTAGCAATTAATACGAAAGACGGAAAGTTCTTTCTAAGAAAGCATGTAGATGGAAGCACAGGAGATGCAATACATGCTTATGCACCTCAAGGTATTAACTCTTTTGGAACTCAAGAATTAGTTGTAAAAGTTATAACAAAAACAGCAGCACACCCAAATCACGGAAACGGCTCTAGTAATGGTTATACTATTCAAGGTCTCGAGGGGCCGTTTCTCTCTCTTATCCCAGGTAACACTTATAAATTTGACCAATCAGATAACTCAAACTCAGGTCACCCACTTAGATTTTATTTAGATGCTGCAAAAGCAACTCAATATACTACAGGTGTAACAACAAGTGGCTCTGCTGGAAATAGTGGAGCTTATGTTCAAATAGCAGTTACTACTTCTACTCCTCAAGTTTTATACTATCAATGTAGTAATCATGGACTTATGGGGTCAGGAATTTATGTAGCTTCAGATGCAATAGCAGCAAATGCAGTAGGTACTTCACAAATAGCACAAAACTCAATAACATCTTCTGAGATTCCAGACAATAGTATAGGAGCCACACAGATAAGTGCTGCTGTACTTGCCGCAAAACAAGATAATTTAGGAAATAATAGTATTACAGCAGCAATGATATCACAAAATACAGTAGGTATCTCTGAACTAAATGTAAGCGACGGTAGTAACGGTCAAGTATTAACAACTAATGGAAGTGGTACGCTATCTTTTGCAAACCCTTCGTCAGGAACAGTAACAGAAACATTTAAAACACTATCGGTCTCAGGACAAGATGATGTAGTAGCTGATGGAGCAACAGATACTTTAACGCTAGTAGGTGGAAGTGGAATGACAATCACTACAAATGCAAGTAGCGATACTATTACTTTTGTATCAAGTGCTTCAGGAATAGCAGATGATGCAGTAACAACTTCAAAGATAGCAGACTTAAATGTAACTTCAGCAAAACTAGCAGCAAATTCAGTAACAGCAGCAAAGATAGCAACTGATGCTGTTGGAGCAAGTGAAATAGCAGCAAATGCAGTAGGAATATCAGAATTAAATGTATCAGATGGAAGTAATGGACAAGTATTAACTACAAATGGAAGTGGAACTTTATCTTTTGCAACAGCAAGTGGAAGTGTTTCTGAAGCTTTCAAAACTTTATCAGTCTCAGGACAAGATGATGTAGTGGCAGACTCAGCTACTGATACTTTAACTTTTGCAGCTGGTTCAAATATGACAATCACTACTAATGCAAGTAATGATACTATTACTTTTGCATCAAGTGGAAGTGGAGGAAGTAGTTCTTCTTTTGCTAAAAATACTTTTACAGGAGATGGCTCTGATACTACTTTTACTCTTACTACAAGTATGAGTAATGAAAACGGTCTTATAGTATTTATAGATGGTGTGTATCAAGCAGATAATGTTTATAGCGTATCAGGAACAACTTTAACTTTTGCAACAGCACCTTTAAATGGTAGAATTATAGAAGTTTTTCAATTAGAGGGTGGTATAGTTGGAACTGCTCCTATTCTTGCAACAATGACAGGAGACGGCTCCGATACTACTTTAGCACTTGGAACAACACCAAGCTCAGAAAATCAATGTTTTGTAACTATTGATGGTGTAATGCAACACAAATCAACTTATTCAGTTTCAGGAAGCACTTTAACTTTTAGTACTGCCCCACCAAACGGAACGGCAGTCGAAGCTATAACGCTTACAAATACATCAGTTGCAACTTTCCAAGACTCTGATGGCGATACAAAGATTCAAATGGAAGAATCTAGTGATGAAGATAAAATAAGATTTGATACTGGTGGTACTGAACGTATGATTATAACTGATACAGGACGTGTGGGTATTGGTAATTCATCACCAAGTAGACCAGTACATATTGAAATGGCGGGTGATGCAACACTACTTGATAGAACAGGAAGTGCAGGTGGAGTTCTACTATTTGCTAATGGTGGAACTGTAAAAGGAAATGTTGGAGTCCAATCTGGTGGTTTTGGTATTGGTGGTGGTTTTAGAGACCCCGATTTATTTATGACTACAGGAGGGGCTGTTGGTATAGGAACCACAAGTCCAGGAGAAAATTTAACTATTAGTTCTGCTGGAGATACAATTTCAAAAATAACTACTACATCTTCAAGTGGACAAGGTCAACAACAAGTGCGTAATAGTGATGATAATGGTCTTTCAACACTTTCTTATAGTGGTAGTGCTTCTGGAACTTTATTTGGACTAAATAGAGCAGCTAAATCTTTTATTAGTTCAAATCTAGAGACAGTCATAGGTACTACAAGCAATCATTTTTTAGCGTTTGGTACAAATAGTACAGAAAAAATGAGAATCGCCTCTGGCGGAGACATAACTCTTTCAGATAATCTTGGAGTAGGAACAGGAACTACTGCACCAAATTCAAGATTACAGATTAAAAAAGATGGTACAGGTAATTATGCAAATCAAACTTTTAGTAATGCAAATTCAACAGCAGGTATAACTTTTGGTATAGCAGGTTCTGGCACTGGTAATTATTTAGCTAATAATGCTTTCCTTTTAAATACAGGTGCTAGTGCTTTTATATTTGGTACAAGTGATACAGAAAGAATGAGAATTGATTCTTCTGGTAGACTTGGTATTGGTACTACAAGTCCAAATTCAGGTTATAAAGTTTCAATAGATGCAAATGCTAATCATGGTTTACACATAGGAAATATCGGTAATGGTTATTCAGGACTTGTCACAATACCAGATTCATCTAATAATTACTTTCCATTGTATATATTTAACAGCTCTGGAAATGCAAATGGCTACATACTAAGTAATTCAAGCGGCACAACTTTTTCTCAAAGTGGTTCAGATATAGCCTTTAAAGAAAATGTAAAAGATTGGAATGAAAATGTTTTAGATAGCTTTAAAAATATAAAACCTTCTACTTTTACATATAAAAGTGATGAAAATAAAAAAGAAATAAAAGGTTATATAGCACAAAATGAAGTAGATAAGTTTCCAGAAGCATATCAAATAAATCCTAAAGATGGTAAACATTGGTTTAACCCAAGTGGTATGACCGTTTATTTGATGAAAGCAATCCAAGAACAACAAGTCATAATAGACGACTTAAAGTCAAGAATAGAAACACTAGAGGGATAATATGGCATTAACAAAAATTTCAAGAGGATTATTAAATACAGGAGTTTCAGACAGTTCTGATGCTACGGCTATTACTATTGATAGTAGTGAAAATGTATTAATAGGAACAACAAGTGGCTCAGACCCATTAGTAGTTTCCGATTCTGGTGCTAGTTCAGTTACAGCAAGATTTATAAACACCAATGCAGATGCTAATCCAGCAAATATAAGATTACAAAAACTTTCAGGTTCTCCTGCAGACAATGATTACATAGGCATGATAAATGTAAGTGGAGAAAACGATGCTAGTGAGGAAACTATATTCCAGTCCATAGACTTTATATCCACAGATGTTTCAGACGGCACAGAGGACGGAGATATAGTTCTTAGAACAAGAGGCGGAGGAACTTTAGCAGAAAGACTAAGAATTACTGGCTCTGGTTCTATTAATGTTGCAAACTCTATGAGCTTTGCTTCCAATCATTTTACTTTTACTAATAGCATAATTGGCACTTATTCAAATAATTATATGTATGTCTATGGGGGTTCTGCTGGTCTTATCATGGGAGATAATTATGACGGTTCAAACAGAATACTTTTAAGAGATAGTAACACCATAGAATTTGAAACTAATGGTTCAGAAAGAGTAAGAATTGATTCTTCTGGTAATTTTTTAATAGGTACTTCAACTACAAGAACAGGTACAGCATCTTTATCATTAGAACAGTCAAACTCTTATATTCAGTTTAGACAAACAGGTGCTCAGGCTGTTGCACAAATTCAATTTTATAGAAATACTGATTCTTCGGCTACTTATGCAGGTGGAATCAGTACCACAGGTACATCTGTTACTTATTCAACAAGTTCAGATTACAGATTAAAAGAAAATATTAATTATGAGTTTGATGCTTTAAATAGAGTTAAACAACTAAAACCTGCAAGATTTAATTTTATTGCAGACGAAACAAATACATTAGTAGATGGATTCTTAGCACACGAAGTTTCTAACATAGTTCCAGAAGCTATTTCAGGTGAAAAAGATGCTATGACTTCGGAGGTTCTTTATACAGAAAGTGATGAATTACCAGAAGGTAAAAAAGTTGGTGATGTAAAGACAGCAGCAGAAATAGACCCACAAGGTATAGACCATTCTAAATTAGTACCTTTATTAACAAAATCAATACAAGAGCTTTCAACAAAACTAGAAGCCGCAGAAGCAAGAATTACAACATTAGAGGGATAATATGACAACAAAAGTACAAGCAGAATTTTTAGCAGCAGGAGTAATATCAGACCAAACTCAAGTGTCTGCTGCAGATGCAGACCATCTTCTTATTTTTGATGCGTCTGATAATAGTTTAAAGAAAGCTCTAGTTTCTACTATAACTTCAAGTGGTGCCTCTGCAGCTGATGATATTACTGCAGGAGATGCAGCAGTTACTATATCTACTTCTTCAGGAAATATAACAATAGACAATGGAAGTAGTGATGATGACATCATATTTAAAGGAACAGATGGAGGAAGTGATATTACTGCACTTACACTTGATATGTCAGAAGCTGGTAAAGCCATTTTTACTGGAGATATAGCAAATGCTTCTGGTTCTATGACTATTGATGTCGTAGATAATTTAACTATAGATGTTGATGGTGGAAATATAGCTTTAAAAGACGCAGGAACTCAATGGGGTAATTTCGCAAACAATAGCGGAGATTTTGACATAGATGCTGTGGTTCAAGATAAAGACATAAAATTAAATGGTTATGATGGCAGCTCTTATATAACTGCACTAAGACTTGATATGTCAGATGCAGGAAGGGCTACGTTTAATGGTTCTGTTGATATTGGTGGAGGTTTAATTACAAGAACAGGAGATTTAACTTTTGATGTATCTGGAGATATTATTCTTGATGCAGCTGGCGAAAATGTAATTTTTAAACAGAGCGGTACTGAAAGAGGTCAAATAGACATGGGTTCTGCAAACTTTACACTTCGTGCTTCTACCTCAGACAAAGACATGATATTTAGAGTTAATGATGGTGGAACTGAAATAGTAGCTTTAACTATAGATGCCTCTGAAGCAGGTGCTGCAACCTTTAACAATAATGTTACAGCTTACTCAGATGAAAGACTAAAAGATAATATTCAAACTTTAGAAAGTGGTTTAGATAAAGTAAATAGATTAAGAGGAGTTACCTATACAAGAGATGAAAAAGAAAACATAGGTGTAATAGCTCAAGAAGTAGAAAAAATATTACCAGAAATAGTATTAACAGCAGACGATGAAATGGGAACTAAGTCTGTAGATTACAGCAGACTAACAGCAGTATTGATTGAAGCTGTAAAAGAATTATCAGCAAAAATAGAAAAACTAGAAAATAAATGATAGTAAAAGACCATGCTTTAAAACTAGATTTTAATTTAGCAGAATCTAAAGCATATCAAACTATGCCTATGTATAACTATTGGAAAGGTTGGTGGGCAGAAAATCCTAGAAATTCAGTAGAAGAGGTTATAAAACTTTTATGGGAAGATTTAATAAATCCAAATGATTATCTTGAAGGTGGATTTGAATACTGGTCTAGAGTATTTCAAGATATGGGTTCTTTAGAATGGCATCAAGACACTTGTGAAGCACACTATATAAATGATGATTACTTAATAGCAGACAAAAGTTTAGTTTATTATGTAGAAGTAAGTCATGATTTATGTGGTGGTGTTATGGAAGTAGCACCATACAATGAGAGATTAAATTTAGAAGCACAATGTAAAAATGCTTTAAATATTGATACAGAAAATATAGAAAGAATAAGACCCAAAGAAAATAGATTTGTACTTATAGACTCAGCACAAATGCACAGAGTGACTCGAGTACATAAAGGAACAAGAAAAAATTTAGCTACAAGTATTTGGAAAAATACTCCACAACTTTTTAAAGACCATGAAAATTGGCATAGAAATGTAGAAAGTATGGTTAAAATAGAGTGGCAAGAAAAGGAAAGTAAATAATGGCAATCTCAAGTTCAGGAGCAATATCATTTTCACAAATTCAAAGTGAGTTTGGGGGAAGTAATCCTATTAGTTTAAATGAATACTACTCAGGAAGTCTGCCTAGTAATAATACTAGTCAAACTGTTACACCGACAGTAGTGAGTACTGGTACAAGTTATACTAGTGGAAAATCTACATATTATAGAAATGCTGATGGGTGGAGTCATGATACTGTTAGGAGTGACACCAGCAATAGTAGCTCGTCGCAAACTATTACTAAAACGTCAGGAGTTGATAAAATAGGAAATGCAGGAGCTATACCTTCATCTGGGACTATACAGGCGAATAATTTTAGAGGAACATCTGCAGGTTCAACTAGTTCTGAGACTTGCTATGGAGTAGTAATTTATAGAGATACGGGTTCCGTTTTACCAAATTTAGGATTTGTATATGTATCAGGACATTTAGGAACTGCTAGCACTAGTTTTCCCGACACTACTGCATGGGGAACTTCTTTTGCAACTATTACTTGTGCGGCTAAAGGTAATAATTCTGCTACAACTATATGGTGCAATTCATCAATTAATACAGCTAATAATTTTTTTCAAGGAAGATACTCAATATCTCATCAGAACAATGGAACTGTAGGCAACTATACAGTTTTTGCATTTTTAGGTAATGCTTCTACAACTATGGGTAGCTTTAGTGGAACTTGGAGTTTACAATTTAATTTTTAAGATGGATATTACATATAAAACAATCAATGGAGTTAGGTACGCTTTTGCAACTTATAAAAATGAAACTTTTCAAACAATGGCAGAAAATACATCAGAAGAACAAATACAAGACATGTTTGCAAATTTAAAACGAATAATAGATGAAAAATATGAAACCTTAAATACGACAGACAAAAATATAGAAGAATCACGAAATCAACAAGAACATTTAGTTTTAGTAGATTTAAAAGACCCAATAATACCAGTAGGAGAAATATAAATGGCAATAATTATTACATTCACACCCATAGCACATGCTAAACCTGAGGAAGATTTAGAATTTATTGTGCTCGAAGGAAAAACAGGAGATATTGTATTAAGAGAAACTATGGAGGATAATCAAGAAGGTTATCCAGAAATAGTTTATGATACAGAAAGCTCTAAAGTCTTTAGACGACCTAATAGACTTTCATTAATACAAGGAGCATTAAAAGGAACAGTATCTTGGACGGGAGATGAAATAGAAGCATCAGATATAGAACGATTCAAAGCTTTAAATAAAAATTCTGTATTTGAAGAATCAACTACAAGTGAGGCAATAGCTAATAAAGAATATATATTTACTTATACTTATGGAGTAGACTATCCAACATTATACGATGCCAGAGGAAAGTGGGGATTAGCAGGAAAAGCATCTATGGAAGCAACAGTTGATGGTACAAGACTTTTATGTACTAGGTCAGCAAGTGATTATACTAATAAACATATAGATATTGATGTAGGTGATACAAAAACTATAGCAAAACAAGAAGGAAGTAATTATGTATTTTTTCCTCAAAAGTGTTCAATAGGAGATACAGAAATTGAACAATTTACTACGAAAAAATTAACAAGTGATTCAATTGATATAACTAATAAGGGAGTTGCACCTGCAAGGGTAGTGGTTGTATCTAAATAATGTTAAATCCAATAAAAATAGCAAAAGCAATAAAATGTATATTAACTGACTATGGAGAAAGTTTAGATTTAAGACCTGATGAAAAAGATGAAAATGGAGAGCTTAGAATTAATTATCAATTAGTTTTGTATAGAGAGTTGGCTCCTTTAGCCCTTCC